GTCGACCACCGACCACGAGCGCGGAGAGGTCGCGCCCTGGCGCTCGATGCGCTTCTGGACGATGCCGTCGCAGGCCACGAAGATCACGTCGCCAGACTGCTCGTAGCGGACGTACTGGAGGTTGGCGGCAGCCCACGGGGTTGTGAGCTCCATGTCGCCCGCCGACTGGCCCAGCGTCACGCTGTCGACCAGGGCGGTGATGTCGTCGGCATTGGACAGGCGGATGAAGAAGTCGCCCGTCGGCGTGATGGCAATGGAATGCTGGCCGGGTCGCAGGGTTCTGTCGGTCAGGTACTCGTCCCCGCCCAGTGTCGAGCCGATCCGCAGGGTGACGTTGCCGCGATTGACGACGATGGCCAGCGCATGCTCGACGCTGATGTTGGCACCGGACACGGCGACCGATCGATCTCGGATTGCCGCCGCGACGCCATTGCCGAGCAGGCTCATGTAACCGCCTGTCGCGAAGGTCGAGACGCCGCCCGACACATCGTTGTCCTGCCACAGGTCGACATCTGCCAGGTTGACGAACAGGCTGGATACGTTGGTCCCGGCCACGAAGGCCGCGCCGCTCCAGTCGTTGAGCTTCGACGTGACGGCGGGCCGGGTAATCACCACCTCATCGATCCGCACGCGCATGACGCTGTCGGTCAGTTCGATGATTGCCGTGTCGTTTGTCGCATGGACGAACGGTATGTGGAACGACGCCGCATTGGACTTGGTCGAGCCGATGTACTCGAGGCCCGGCCGCAGCATCATCGAGCCCATCACGCGAGGCATGAAGTTCTGGTAGGTGTCGGCCGACAGCGCCATGCGCTTGAGATCGGTCCTGGCAAGCGCGAGCCGCGAGACAAGCCCGCGGTTCAGAGCCAGGATCTGGTGGAGAACCTTAGCCACTAGCCAATCAACTGGCTGCGGCTGCCCCTGTCCGACCGGCCAGCGCGGCCCTGTCGCGCAGAGACCCACGAGCCCTGCGGTGCGAATTGCGTGGGCTTCTCCATCGCATCGCACGAAGCGGCCTCAAGGCGGGACTTCCGCAGCTCCTTCTTCATCGCCATCAGGTCGGCCTTGGAGCCGGTCAGGCGAGGCTGGATCAGGGTGGCGAAGTAGAGTTCGGCGAACCGGCAGAAGTCGGTCGGCCACAGCGACAGGTTGGCGCCGTAGTCCGCATCGTTGGAGATGTAGCGGACCCAGATGGGATCAATGTCGGCGTACCAGTAGCCGGTCTCGACATGGTAGGCGGTGAGCGGCGTGTTGAACCGCTCATCCGCGCACAAGGCCACCGTCCGCAGCATGTCGGTGGGCTGCACGAAGCCCTTGGAATAGCCGAACTGCGTTGTGGTGCTGGCGTCCGACGACAGTTCGATCGAGCGCGTGGCGAAGGTCCACTGTCCCTGCGCCAGCACGTCATCGACCAGGCCGTTGTCCCAGACCGTGTCAGCGATGCGACGCGGCTCGCGGTCCTCGGTGAGGGAGGCAAGCAGCCTCTCCCCGCAGATGCCGAGGGCGGCGTTGTAGAGTTTCAGCCGCGTCGTACCCACTTAGGCCGCCTGCAGCACAGGCGAGGCCAGCCAGGCATGCGCCTCGAGCTTGCTCGACAGACCCTGTTTGAGGATCGACTTGTCGCTGAGACGGGTGACGCGCCACTTGGCGGTCGGGCCGGCGTACTTGATCTCGAAGCCTTCCGGCGTCTCGAGGGCGACTTCCTTCACGTCGGTGACGGCGAAGTCGTAGCTTGCCAGAGCGCCGATCAGGACGCCCGTCATGCCGTTCGCGCGGACCATGAACTCGGCGTACCAGGAACCATCGGGCGACAGCACGGCGATGATGTCACCGCGGGAAAGCTGCTTGGCAACGTGGATGTAGGTCTCGGCCTTCAGGAAGTCGGCGCGCGTGACGCTCTCATCGAGGTCGCCTGCGATCCAGGTGTTGCGGCCGTAGTCTGCAATCTTTAGCTGGTGGGAAAGGATCTTCACGGTGTCTCCTGATGTGAAGATGCCGCCGCGAAACGCTACGCGGCGGCGGCATCCCAGAACCCCGGCGAGCGGATGCCCGCCGGGTTAGAGGGTCGATTAGTCGGTGTTGGTAGCGGAGCCGACGACCGTGCCATCGGAGAGATCGACCACGCCGGGCGCCGTCGCGCTGACCGTCACGACCTTGTGCATCGTGAGTGCGGTCGCGTTGGTCGTGCTGTCCTTGTGGTACACGATGTCAGCGGCCTTCATGCCCTTGTCGCCACCATCGGTGATGAACGAGGCGCCATCGACCGTCGCCGTGGCGTCAGCCGAAGTGTGGTGCCAGAAGCGCGGGCCGGCGATGGACTGAGCGACGAGGCTCAGGTTGGCGGAAGTGTAAGCCATGAGAGAATCCTTTCGATGAAGAGAGAGAAACCCCGGCCCGTAGGCCGAGGCTCATCGGTTACTGAGCGGCGAAGCCGGAGCCGTCGTGGTTCATAATCACGATGCCGGTGTTCTGCAGGAGCTTGGAGCCCATGTACGCGCTCGCACGCGCCCACGAGTAGTCCTGCTCCGACATGTAGTCGGCGGCGGTCTGGATGCTCGCCATGTCCATGGCGTGGCCGATCGCGCTCTTGTGGAACAAGATGCACTTCTCGGCCGAGGTCGCCTTGCCGGTGATCGTCGGATGCACGATGAAGTTGACGCCGGCCCACTTGAACGTGGTCGGGTTCGACTTGTCGAACATCTTGTTGGCGGTGAAGTCGGCCGAAGCGAACTCCTTGGTCTGCATCAGGTAGGCGTAGAACGCCGGGCTGATCAGGCCAGTGATGTCGCCGTCGAGCGGGACAGCGTTGTTGCCCAGGATCGTCAGCGCGTACATGACGAGCGAGAGCGAGCCCGTCTGTGCCGTGCCGGTGTCCTGCGTGCCGGCTTCAAGAGCGGCCTGGATGTCGTAGTCGATCTTGCGATTGAGTACGGCCATCGTGGTCTGCTGCATGATGCGGCGACCGTCGCTCTGCGAGGCGTAGAGGTTGTAGCTCGTGCGACGAACCAGATCGTGCCACTCGGCGAGCGTCGCCGTGTACTGCGTCAGGCTGTCGGCGCGTGCCGGGATCAAGCCGTTGAGGCCACGGGTCGTGGCGGTCGCGGAACCCGAATCGGCAACGAGGAACACGGCGGCCGAGCCGTTGACGTTGGCTTCAGTCGTGACGGCGCCGCGAAGCAGGCTCTGGCGAGCCTCGAAGCCGGCAATGAACTCCTGCCGGTACTTGGTTTGAAAGGCTGATTCAGCCATGTGACGTACTCCGATGAAAGGTGAAAGACCCTTCTGTCGGGGTGGCCACGCTTACTTGGTCGGGGTGGCTCGTTAGAGCGCCGACCTGGATCGCAATGGGGCCGCAGCAAGTTGTGAGTATTCTACTGCGACCCCCCGCAATCACCGTCAGGTGGCGTCTACTTGCGGGCGGTGGCGCCTGCCATCATCCGGTTGATCTCATCGACGCGGGCCTGCTTGATGTTCGCCATCGGCCCCTTCCAGTACGGGCCGTTGTGATCGCCCATCTCGGCCTTGAGGCCTGCAAGCTCGGCCTCGATCGTCGCCATCGGCGTCTGCCCGCCGGCCGGTGTCACAGTCGCCAACGGATTGACCTCCAGTGCCTTGTTGATGAAGAAGCGAACCGCCAGCGGATTGGCGCCGACCAGCGTCCCGTCAGGCATGCGCGCCTGCAGGATGCTTGGTCCCAGGTCGGGACCAGCCTCGCGGAAGTAATCGTCGGCCGCGGTGACGTATCGCTTGTAGTCGCCGCCGTACTCCTGAGTGAGTGCAGCAACGACCTCCTGCTTGCCGGTCGCGTCCTGCGCGAACTGTGCCTCGGCCCTGCGGCCCTGCTCGGCGTAGTACCAACTGAGCGCCGTCTTGACGGCCTCGGGCTGGAGGTTGGCCTCGTGCGCCGTCTTGAGGAAGCCTTCGACCAGAGGCTTGTCAGCCTCGCCGATCACCATGCCCTGCGGCAGGCTCACGTCGTACTTGTCGAAGGTCTCGGGGATGTTGTTGTCGGCACGCCACTGCGTCAGCTCCTCGGGCGTGGCGCCTTCCTTGAGGGGCTGGCGCACCTGTCCCTTGGCGAAGCGGTCGCGCGCGGCAAGCTGCGCCTCTGCCAGCGCCTTGGGGCTGGCATAGCGGTCGAGCATCTTCCGCAGCTTGTCGTCGCCGCCGGCCATCTCGTCGCGCCAGGTCGACGCGGGAGGGTCTGCGGGAGGGTCGCCGGCAGGCGGGGTATTTGCAGTCGGGGGTGGCCCCTCGTCGGAAATTGTCGCGGAGGGGCCGGGTGGAACGATCGGCGCTGCGGGTGCGGCCGG